GGGAGTCTGGTTAGCTCAGTCTCTTGGAAACCGGGTCCATTGTAGGTAAAGAATTCAGCAGTTTCAGCACCGGGAACCATAAGGATAGCGTCGTTGCCTAGTGCGTTGCCGCTTCCGAAATCTCTGGTGTAGTAAATGCTTAGGTTTGCGATTCTAGCCAAGTGGTCGCCTAGTGACTCAACAACGTTTCCGTATAGTGTTGTGTTTAGGATAGCACTTCTCTTGTCGGCTGGAAGGACAAGAGCTAGAGGCTCGTTGCCAGAAACCTTTGCGTTAGCAAAGATGTCGTCCATAGCTCCAAGAATGTCGCCTTCCTCATCAGCGGAACCGCTTCCGAAGACTGCGGTTGCTGCGACTGAGTTGTCTGCTCCACCTACTAATGTTGATAGTATGTGGTTGTCAATTGTGTCAGCTCTTGCACGAACAATTCCTAGCTGCTGCCTGTCAATGTTCTCAAAGGACTCGCCTCTTAGCCTTACTGCGTCGAGGAAAGTGCATCGTCCCTGTCCCTTCTCTAGCTTGGTACTGTAGTTAGCCGTACCAATGTTGGTTGGGTCAGTTAGTGCAACATCGTCCAATGGGTAGGAGAATGTTCCTACAACTCCTGTGTACCATGTGAATGATAGCCAAGGTACGCTTCGTACACCAACTAGGTCGGTTGCGATAGCGATTGTGTTTGATTGTAGCTGGATAAAGTCACGGAGAGTCTGCTCAAGAACGGCATCTCCGGGTGCGAACGGGCCGGTTGCGGCCTCTACGTTTAGTATTTCTTCTAATGTCTGATTCATATTATTCACCTCTTATCTCCTTTATTTATTCTATGCCACCACCGTAGCACAAAGGACTGGTATCAAAGTTCCGGTCGCTGGGGTTGTGTTGTCTGCACCCATGTAAAGCCCAACAAATGTTGCTGAGTTTGATGCGGTTGTGTGAACGTGGCCATCTGCTTCTGATGTCTGAGAAACGTAAAGCCTCTCTCCGGTCTTGAGTGCGCCTCCTCCGACACACTTCATCATCTGTACACCGCTTAGTGGCATGATTGCCACTGTGCCTGTACCTGCTGCCTCAAGCTCTCCGTCCTCTCCTCTTGAGGACTCACTGATTGTTACGCCTATTGGCTTGTCAGTGACGCTTGCAGTTATCATTACGCCGCTTCCGTCAAACTTTACTAGAAGTCCTTTGCTCGCAAAGGTGTTCTGTATGTCTGCACATGCAACTGGGTCTAATGCTCCGTATTGTACCATCTTAGTTCATCTCCTTTAGTGTCTCGTACTTGTGAGCGGTCATTCTTGACCTCTCATCTGCTGCGAGTGTCTTGTTCCAAGCTGATGCCCACGCATTGTAAGCCTTGGAGTATATTGCTTCGTCGTTGGAAATTCTCTTTCCGTTGAGGAAGTTAGAAACCGTAGGTCTGACTTCGGAAGCAACTGCGGCTTCTGCCACTGGCTTCTCGACTGACTCTACTGGGGTCATCTCCACTGGGACTGGCTCTGGGTGAGCGGCCTCCCAAGAAGCGATTAGGGTTTCAAGAGTAGGTGTGGAAAGGTCTTCGTGACCAGACATTCCTAAGTCGGATGCCTTAGTTACTAGAGCCATTCTCTCATCTTCAACTCTTGTTGCCTCAACTGCTTCGTACTCTGCAATTCGACTGTTAGCGAGAACAAGAGCCGCTTGTACGGACTCCATCTCGGCCTCATAATTTATTTCTGTTGTTTCTTCGGTTGTCATAGCAATCACCGTTGGTTGATTCTGGTCAGATGTCGAATGACCTATAAACGTTTGCGATTTATCCTCCGCTATAGGTGCTTCTACCTTTGCTTCTTTCTTTTCTATGGTTTCTACGTTTGCACGACTGTAGGCAGGTCTTTTGACCAAAGCCAAATGGTCAAAGGTGAAATCCTCACCAAAAACAAAACCATCTTCCGAAGCCGAGATAGGTACGCCAGAACCTCCTATAGAAACTCCGTAGCCATTCTCCTTCCACAAACCATCTTCCATAGATGCGAATAATTCTTCTCTGGTTACTCTAGCTACATACCTTACATCATAGCCAGCTTCGGTAGTAAAGAATGTTGCGCCCATGATAGTACCGACTGCTGATTCTTCAACACCTTCTGTGTTTCTAGTAAAGCCAGCACCGGTTTCGTTAGCCTTTGGGTGCATCAGGGTTACATCAGCACCCTCCATCTGTGAAGCCACTGACTTTGCGCCAGCCGGAGTCAAGGACCACTTGTTCTTGTTCATGCCCTCATGGAATGCTATTCCTCTTATCTCATAGATGATGTTGCCAGTTTCGGCACTTACCTTTGCCTCAAGCTCATCTATATCTAATTCTATAGTGACGGCTATCTTCTGACACATACCATCTTTCTTTTCGTAACCGGGCTTGCACTCGCTTGTTTGATAACTACTGTAAATGTCTTCGTCATGGTCATTGTTGTGAAGGGCGTTGTATTCATCCTCATCCTTCTTATTCTTCTTCTTCATGTAGCTTTCTACTTCTACATCTTTGCCTTTGTTCTTACTCATGTATTCTTCGTGAGTCTTACAAGGCATATAGATTGTCTTACCGTTTTCTTCATGAGAGTGAATTTCGTCACACCCCATCTTCTTTGCTTCCTCCATAGCTTCTCCGGGGGTATCATAAACCCCCTTTCTTAGCATCTCAGCACTTACATCGGAAGCGCAAAGGCACTCCCCATCACAATTACATTCATCAGCACACCCACACCCACACGGTTCTTCCATAGCTTCCACCTTACTTGTGTCACGCCATTGACGGCAACTCCAATACCTAGCCTTATGTTTAGGGCCGGGACTATCGCAGTTATGCCTAGAACGAAACGACTTTCTTCTAGCAGGGTCATCTCTTTTGATTTCCATGTTAGGGTCGCCAAACCTTACAAGAACAACGTTGCCCTTTTCATTCTTGGTATATACACCAAATTTTTTACTAGCACCGCTTGTTCTAAAGGGTTTGTTCAATGTTACTTTACGGCCTTGATATTCAGCCGCAGTAACATCTGTTTCGTTCCAGTCTTCGTATGCGACGACTTCTCCGCCACAACCGCAACCGCACGACATGGTAGCCCAATTTTAGATGTGTCTTATTAATCCTTCTTACCTTTACCCTTTCTTGGATGACCGCTGGGTAAAAGGTCGTTGTCCTGTACATATTTTGAGTTAGCGGGCCTACCAGATTTAACTAATCTTAGGAAAGCATTGACTCTAGCCATAGACCAAGCGGCCCTGCTCACGCCCGGTCTATGACTTGTGGAGTAAGCACCCGCGCCTCTACGATAAACTGCCTTGAGCATACCTAGAGTTACTTTGCGGTCTGACTTTTTGTTATGATTTTTTACCTTTTCTTTTAGGCTATTAGTAACACCTTGACTAAATGTAACCTTACCGCCGGGTTTAGCAGAACCGGGTTTGTTCTTAGGACTGCCCTTGATTCTGTCTTTCTTTGGTGCGGGTGTAGAACGCACGTCTGCCTTTTTATTTGAGTAGCTTAGACACACCGCATATCTTTGGTCACGGTCTGGGAAATCCCTGTTCATTTTTGTGTCTGCCATACACCTGTTGATAAAAGCACCCTCGCTTTCTCCATTCCTACGTGTAGGCATATATTTGGCAGATAGAATATGACTTATTAAACTTCTACTCCGTACCAATCAACGGCTCTTGTGTAATCACCGTGTATCTCAAAGGTACCATGTATATCGTATTTTCCTCTTGCTAGGCCATCTGCCGACACATTGACATAATCCCAGTCTTGGTAATAAGTTTCGTATGTCAATTGGGGTTGTATCTTAGTCCAGTTACCAGTTTCGTTTTCGTAGATAGTCCAGATAACCGTTAGGTTATGTGGTTCGTTATCACAAGCCAAATCAGCATCCCAATGGAAAGTTATAGTAGTATTGTTGTACTCAAAGTAAGCGTCGTACATTTCTGGGTCACAAGGTTGGCCTCCCCTATACTCACAGGAACCATCGTCATAATCCGCATACGGGTCGTAGTTAGTTGCCGTATCATCAGTGCAACCACCATATTCTTCATCTTCTTCCTCAAACTCACAAGAGCCGTCATCTTCCCATGCTTCCTCATCGTAATTTAAAGCGTCTGGGTCGGTACAACCATAGATAACATCGGGTTCTTCGCATGTGTCCGTTTCCTCACAGTCTTCTTCTTCTTCTTCGGGTTCGTCGGAACCATCACGGCAATTTTTGTAACCATCATCAACAAGAGAGGCTTCAATAACAGAACCGTCGCCACACTCAAAGTCGTCACCGAATTCCCAATCATCATCGGTAATCCATTCATCATCACCATCACCATATGGCGTAAAATCAAGAATACCAACGGCCTCCATACCGGGCATGACTAATGCTACCATAGATGCTATAGTTATCATAAGAGAACGAATCTCTTGCGCCCTATCATTTATGGTTTCTATGATGGACTCTGCTTCCTCTGCCGTCAATGTAATTACCCTATCCAAAGTTACACGCACCGTGTTAGTTAATTATTACCCCAACCAACCTCAAGACGGACACCCATCGTGGGCATCCGTCGTATTGCATAGTCACTCATCCTTCGCAACTTCGCAATCAAAACAAGAGCCATATACGCAGAAGGAACACCAAATACTTAGGTTCATTCCTTCTTCACCTTTTTGTTTGTTATTTGGAATGCTTCCATATCTAGGGAATGTTGTTTTTGCATTCTTTCCATTTCTAGGTCGTGCTTTAACTTAAACTCCTCTAGAAGTCTTGTGTGATTCTTTTCTGCGTTGCTTGACTCTACATCAGCATTTAGTCTGTCAGGCAAAACCGCAATCTTAGCACTTTCTTTACCCTTGAACAAATCTAGTACGCTTGTTATAATAAGAAGTGCCGGACCTCCTAATAGACCAATAACTGTAAGTTGTGAGTCAGATATATCTCTTTGTTCAACTACGCTAAAGTAAGATGCAGCGGCAGCAATTATAACCCAAGCCATGACTACCCCCATACCAAAGGTAAGCATCAAAGTTTCATTGGGGTTGCCCATTTTCATGCGGTCCATACTTTCTCCACTTTTGTTTCGTTTAATAAATGTTTTACTAGGTTTCTTTGAGTGCATATAGAAGGATAGCGTAATCAATAGAGCTAAGAGTGTATAAAAAACTTGCTCATACGTTACTATCATCTTATATCTACGGCTCCGGGTTGTGAGTTTTCTCTCGGTAGCTCACCGACAGACGCACCCTCACCACCCTTTCTCTGCTCGCCAACATTACTTACGTTTGGTAGGCTTAACATGTCTAGTGCTTGGTTTAGAGTTAGTATGCCAGAGTTGTAACCCAACACGACTTTCTGCATTACGTTTAGCGGTGTTTCGCTATCCATAGCCTCAAAATCAATAGTGGGTAAGTCTTGCTTCCTGTACTCGATACCTAGAAGGTCCAAGTGAAGCATAAACATTTTTGTTGCGGCTTCGGAAAGTATGCGGTGCATACGTGAAATTGCTTGAACGGCCCATAGGTTTGCGTTGTATGTTGCGGCGAATGTCGAACCTTTCTCTTGTCCGGCGGCAACTCTAGGAACCTGCAAAACTGCGGCTATGTCTGCGTTGATTGTGTCTAGGAAGCCAGTGTTGTTAGGCACACTGTTACCCACATCAACGTGATGTAGCTGAACGTAGTGAGGCAGTACAGGTATCTGGTCGCCTCTCAGTCCCTCAAAGAGCTTGATGACCTCATCCATAATATGCTTGAGTCTTTCGTTTTGCTCTACTGGGTCTTGGATATGCTCGATAGCAGACTTGTCAATAGTGATAAACTGCTTTGTCATGGAGTCTTCAAGACTGATGCGGTTGTTCATACTGTTGTACTTCATGCGTATGGGTTGCTTGAGGGAAGTAAATCTGCTTGCACCCCAGACACCATATGTCCTTCGTAGCTTGTTATCAGTGAACCAGTTAGAACGTGCGTCTATCTTTACGTGAAGAATCTCCTTTGATGGTATGGCTCTCTCATACTGCGACCCCTCTCGCACCATGTATATGTCTGCGTTAATGATTGGGTTGTCTTCATCGGCTACGAAGTAGCTACCTAGTCCACCTCTCTCATCAACAATCGTTACCTGCTTGACCGGTAGGCTCTGTACTTGTGTGATTCCCACACCCTGCTTCCCGACTATCTTGTTGATGTCGTTACCATAGACCATGAGGTTACGCATGGCGTTAATCATGATGTCGTCAAACTCTACCGTGTCTTCAACCAGTCTTCTTACCGCATCTCGTATGCGGGCGTTTCTACCTGTTGTGTAGTTTATCTCGTAATTGTTAGCGGTTAGAGAAACTGCTCTTACTGCACCGTTAAGCTCTGGGTCTAGCTTTAGCATGTTATCGTAAAGGTCAAACTCGTTGTCGTGGTTACTGTCCTTTCTCAACCTTTCTGTATCACGCACTATGTCTGGAATACCTGCTATTGCTCTAAAGTCCTCAGTGACTATACCTTCTCTAGCTCTCTCAATCATGGGATTAGTGACTTCATCTTTTGCTATCAACCCAAATAAATTCCAAGGGCTACGCTTCTCTGCCATGTTTCCCCATTTTCCGGTTGTCATATAATCATTCGGTTATTCTTTTTTATTATTTGGTGGCTTTTAGAAATAATTAAACGCTTTACTGCTCTATTCTTTCTTTATTCTTTATTTTTTTCTATAGTATGGAGAAGTTACCTACGGTAACTAATAGTAGTAGTAGAGATAGTAGGGGGCCTCTACCAGACATACTATAGAAGAAATAGAATAAATTAATTATAGGCTTACGGTGTAGCGTTTTTTTCTTTTTGTTGTAACCCAAAAGTAATAAAAAATAAATACTAATGATTATAACACCTTACAGAGAGGGTTGATACATGAGCGGTACAGGGGGCCAGTATTTTACTGGTGGTACTAAGTTAATAGAAAAATTTGCCAGCGATAGACATTGGGCATCTACAACAGAGTTTGCTAAATTTTTAGCAGATATAGAGCCAGCTAGAAGTTTTGAGGCTTGGCGAAACGCAATATCACGTTGGGTTTCCAAGGGTAATGAATTGAATAACATAGACTACGAAGCTAGTGATACCACTACCACACGTATATACTACGACAACTCAAACGATAACTACATTGTACTACTAGAGTCACACGATGGTATGTTGATTGTTGATGGTGAAAAACATAGGGCTATGAAAAAGGCATACTCCGAGGTTGGTGGCGGTCTTACCTATGATGAGATGGCTAGAGAGTTTGACATGCCCGCTTCTTGGGTAAGCGAGTACATACGTGTGAACAAGTGGAAACATGCTATGCAGCCATTCACCGATGAGCAGCTTGTATCTAACACCCTCGATGACATGGTGGAAAACTTCCTTGACATTCGTAAGAATGAGGTTCTAAAGAAGGCAGAGAAGAAAAAGTGGAGGCAGATTGAAAAAGATGCAGAGCAGTACAACGTTTTGCGTGAAACACTTAGTAAAGATTTCTTTGAGGTACTAGCTGACCACAAGCCTGTTGGTGTCAAACGTAAGCCTATGAAGCACACGACAGATTATGCGGTGGTGCTTTCTCCTACTGACCTGCACTTTGGTAAGTATGGTTGGGTAGATGAGGTCGGTAGCACTTACAATCTTGATGAGGCTAGGGCTAGGGTTCTTACAAAGACTGAGGAGCTATTGGCTAGGCTACCAAGCAAGCCAGAAAAATTCTTTGTGGGTATCGGTTCTGACTGGTTCCACGTAGATAATGACGTTGGGCAGACTACTAAGGGTACTGCACAGGACATGGCGGCTACACCAGCACAGATTCTTATGCAGGGTTGCGACCTTGCACGACAACACATTGACTTGCTACGCACAGTTAGCGATGTCGAGCTAGTCTTCATGGGCGGTAATCATGACAGACACACCAGTATAATGTTGATGTTGTATCTTGAGGCTTACTACAATACGTGTGATGATGTCGCAGTAACGGTCAGTCCACATATTAGGCAGTATGTTACCTATGGTAACAACTTGATTGGTTTTACTCACGGTGATGGTAAGGTTATGAATAAGCTCCATTCCCTTATGGCACACGAAGCACGAAAGGATTGGGGCATTAGTACCAATCACTTGTGGTTCCACGGCCATTTGCATCACCAACAGATTAGAGAGGTCGGCGGTTGTCTTGTGGTACAACTCCCCAGTTTAGCTGGCGAAGACAGATACCACAGTCGTAACGGTTACGTTATGGCTAGACCGGGCCTATCTGCGTATATGATTGACAAGAATCTTGGATTGACAGGTAGTTTGTTTGCCCCGGTGGTACATGATGAGTGAGTGGACTGCGGCTAAGTGTTGGGCGTGTGGCTGGACTGCACCACGTATGTTACTAACCAAGGCGCAGACTAGGGTATGTCCCCATTGTGGTAAGAAGGAGTTGCATCCATTATGAAGCTAACGCAAGATTTGGCTATGGAGCGTAGCCGTCGCTCTGTCAGGTATTTCTATGAGTGGCTTGGTTACACATGGGGCGACCACATTGGAGAGTGGATGGATATGTATGCCGATAGAAAGGATGCCGAAGTGCATAGGGTTTGCGTGATTGCTCCCCGTGACCACAGTAAGTCTACTACTCTTAGGGTAAAGCTACTGCACCAATGCCTGTTTGAGAAAAAAACAAATGGTAAGCCCTTTACCTGTTGGTTGATTTCTGCTAGTAAAGATACGGCTATCAGAAGGCTACAGGAGATTCGTGAAGATATGAAGTCGCATCCTCAGTTGTCTAGGTATCTTGACCCTAAGAAGGGCAACAAGACTGAGATTCACTTTACAAACGGTGCTTGGATTATGGCTACGTCTGTTGGGTCTGCGATTCGTGGTGAGCATCCGGCCTGTGTAGCTTTCGATGACATACTTGTAGATAGCGATGAGATGAATCCCACTACTCTGCAACAGTGGTTCCGTAAGGCTATCAGCCCTATGTTGAGTCCGGGTTCTTCCTTTTATGTCGTGGGTACACCGATGTCTATGACTGACCTGTATCACACAGAGATGTTGAGCAACAAGTCTTGGAAAAGCGGTTCTTGGAGTGCCATACCCAACTATGATGAGTGGAAGGCTAGTGATGGTGAGTTAGAGCCGAAGGCTTTGTGGCCTGAGTATCGTAGTGCTAAGTTTCTTCTAGAGCAGAAGGATGCGGTGGGTGAGCTAGAGTTTGCACAAGAGTACCTATGTCGTGTGGTTGATGACGATTCCTCGGTTTTTCCACAGAACATGGTGCGTAAGAATCTGGACTTGGATATCATACTACAACCCGAAACTATTCCTAACAACAAGTACATGATAGGGTTTGACCCCGCACATGGTCTTGGTAAGGATTACAGTGTCATGATTGTTCTTAGACAGGATGAGCAGGGCTTTATTCACTTTGTAAATATGTGGAGGCGTAATGATTTCCCACCTAACGAGCAGACTGACATGCTCATAGAGTGGAGCAAGCGGTATGGCTCTTGCCCTCTGGCTTGTGAGGACGTGGGCTTTCAGCAAATGTACAAGAGTCTTCTGGCACAGAAGGGTGTGAATGTAGATTACAGGGCTAGTAAGGTGGGCAACCGGACTTTGAAACAGGGGCTACTCAACAGGCTTAGGGTTTGGTTTGAGAGGGAGATGGTTTATTTCCCATATGGCAACGATGAAACTAGGAGGATGGTAGAGATTATCCTTGACGAGCTAAAGACCCATGCTTGGCGTGATGGTGTGATTGTGGACTTGGGTAGGCACAACGATACTGTCATGGCCTTTGCACATGCTATAGACCAATTCACATACAAAACACCAGAGATGCCAGTGATTATGAAGACCATGAAGGGAGGCCAATGGTTAGGTGGAAGCACACAGGGTATAAACCGTGAGAGGTCTGGCATAGGTGGTAGAGTGATAAACAGGAGAGGATTTTGATGCCGGGGCCAATGAAGCGAAAAAAACTATACAGACACATACTCAAGGGTCTACATGACACAGGTTACTTCGATGACTGGCGACAGACAGACGAAGTTTGCCGGAAGGTGAATATAGATGTTCCCGATAGGTGGTCACAGTTGCATGGTAGTGCGCTTTTCAGATACATGCGAGAGCTTTCCGTGGAGGAGCGTCATATTTGGAGAAGAACCCAAATGGTGCGCCAGTGGAAAAAAGTTTGAAAAAAATTTTAAAAATTTCGTGAGGTGCTAGGCGAGGAGGTACGTCTAAAATTTTGATACTTTTGGCGACTAAAAATTATCACCTCCGTAGTCGAATCCTAGGACGACCCGCCCGGCGGGGATGCGTGATTGAATCCAATATGCCCATACGATACCAATACAAGCCGACAGAGCCGAGCTTAGGCTCTGGCAGGGGGTAGAGTACCCCCCGCCGATTTCATGCCCTGTATGGGCCACTATTCCACCCC